AGTGTACTGTGCAACCGCTGGCATATTACCAGTGAATGCATATGTACCGATATGCTGTGTTCTCATCCACGGACAGAGATAAATTTGTCCACCCATCTTACGCCACATCTGACAGAACATATAATCTTCTGACAGATAACGCTCTGAACCACCACCAACGATTGATTCTTTAGTGTCGATTACAGTATCAAAATAAGCGTGAATATAACGTGAACCATCAAAATGTTCTTGACCAATATGATCTGGTTTGTATTTAATGGTTGGATATTCTACTGCCATTTTATTAAATACTTCACGTTTAACAAGCATATGACCAGTACCGATTTCCATCACTTCTAATGGTTCAGAAACTTGGAATTGCTGCGTTCCCTTTACAACATTGAAGACGTATTCACCGACCAGATTCTCAAGTTCTTTTGGATTCAGGTCTGGATGTTTACGAGCTGTCTCTGCAATGTTATTCCAGTTGATAGACTTCTTCGGATACGGACCACCAATAACATCTTTGTCAAGTGCAATCAGTGCCAGAATATCTTGTGGGTTATAATGAATATCGGAATCGATAAACAATAGGTGCGTAAAGTCTGTGCGAAGGAATTCATCTACCAAATAATTTCTTGCACGTGTAATGAGAGATTCGTTGAAAAGGAAGGAGAACTTCACTTCTACACCGTAACGCATCATCGTAGTTTGTAGGTCAAGACAGGATTTTACGTACAGTCCATGTGACATACCGCCATACATAGGGGTTGCTACAAACAGTTTTGTTTTTTTAAGCTCTTCAGCGTTTAATTGTATTTGCATAATTTATCCATAAAAAAAGAGTGGAAGCACACAAATATATATATGCTTCCACTCCACCAGAACCTAAACTATTTTAGGCAAAAGCGTTTACACCTTCGGCACGAAGTGCCTCAACACCAGCAGCAACGACTGCCTTAGTTGGTTTGCCCAAACGGTAGAAAGAAACTTTGCGACCGTCATCAAGAGTGCGAGTGTTCAGGTAAATTGCGTTACCTTCTTTACGCAGTTCAGCGATACGACTTGTTACATCAGACACACCCCACTTTGCACGAATTTGTGCAGCGGTCAATGTGTTGTAGTCTGTATCTGTTTTAGACAAGTAAGCGAGGATTTTAGATTTAACTGACATTACGAAATACTCCAAAAAATTTGACTGCTACAAGTAAGCAGTTGAAAGGCAGTCTTACTCTCAACTGTAACAACCATTATATCACGATGATAAGTAGTTGTCAAGTACATTTACGGCAAACATCATGGTGGGTCTGCAATCCAAACCCACTTTCAAAATGGGTCTGCAACTTCATTAGGTTCGACCGCATCTTGCGTTTTCACTAACAGTGTTTCAATGTTCGCACCTGCATCAACCTTAGTATACAAGTCTAAGAATGCTGCCTTAGTGTCACTGTCAAAACGATTTAAGCAGTATTCAAGTGCTTTGATTTTAGAACCGAATACACCATACGTTTTTGCAATGTGAACCAATCTACGAGTTGAAATCACTTCATCACAACCACCATCAGCAAAGGTTTTACGAATCGCATCTGCCCACGTTACGAGCTTCTCGGCAAAGTCTTTATCGGACTTACCAATCGATTCCAATTCCTTAGTGATGATCTTACGTTCCACTGTAACTGGAGGCCAATCTTGCTCAAAGGTATTCACGAATCGTTCCAAGAATGCTTCATTCAGAACATTCGTAAACATGAATCGACCATCTTCTGAACCCTTACCTTTCGTGTTAGCAGTAGCAAACACAGTAAAGCCAGCAGCAGGTACAACTACTTCATTCTTTTTCTTGAGTAAGAAAGGTTTGCCCTCAAATACACGTTGCAGTGAAGACAAGTTTGCAGCACCGTAATCAATTTCATCGATACAGAGAACTGCACCTTGTCGAGCAGCGACAGTAACGGGACCGTCACGCCATTCCATCTGACCATTGATAAGTACAAAGTTACCTAGCAAGTCACCTTCATCAGTTTCGGGAGTCATTGACACACAAACATACTTGCGTTTTTGTTTTGCACAAGCCTGTTCGATTGACATTGTTTTACCGTTACCTGATTGACCAGTAACAAACACTGGAAAGAACTGTTTAGATGCCACGATAGATTCGATATCATCGAAGTTACCAAACGGTACATAGTTTTCGTATTTTTGCGGTACAAGATTATCCGTTTCCAGATCAGTAATCAAGTTAGTGATTCGATTACCAAGTAGATTTTCAGTCGGTTTAGACATAGGTATAACTTGTGCTGTAAGATTGGGAGTCTCTACAGACGCTTTAGGAGATTTAGAAGATTTAGGAACTTTATACAAACCACGACCAACACGATTTGCTTCATCTTTTGTAAACCAATAAGGATGAGCAATACCGATCTTTGCACAGATGCCGTTTATATCCTGAAGACTAACAGTCTTCAAACCAGTTGCAGAAACAGCATCCAAAAACTTAGCACGAACAGCAGAAACTTTTGCCATAATATATAAACTCCGTAATCACATTGAACAACCATTATATCCCATCTAGGGTCACTTGTCAAGTAGGGGTGTTGTTTTTACGCAACACCCACACTTGTTTCCTATTTGGCAATACCCTGTATGAATTTGGTAATCAATACCCGATTCACTTGTCTGGTTTTATTGAATTTCATAAAAGCTTTAGTCAAGTTAGCTGAATTCACTTTACCAGTTACTACGATTTCATCATCAACAATTTCCAGATTCGAACCATCAGGAATTAGATAGAACGATTCATATCCTTCAAGTTTAGATTCGAGAAACTTTTCTTTTCTCAACTGACGCACATACTTCTTCAATGCTTCTTTTTCTTCATACCATGCTCTTGGATTCTTACGAATTTCAGTCAACTCATCATTGACCAAACGAGAACTAATAATCTTAGTTATCTTAGATGATGTTGGTACAATAAAGAATCCAAATATTTTTGAACCAGTAGTTGAAGTCAACCATTTTGAAACAGATGCTTGAACAGTATTCGAATGTAGTTTCGAATCGAATTCAACTTTCACCTGATTCTTACCATCAGTGACAAACACATTTTCATTACGTGCATTGAACCACTTCCTACCATGCCGTTCACCTCTTGCATGTACAGCAGAAATATCATCAGCATCACCATCATGTACAATAACAGTGTTCACAATATCCAAATTATTCACTTGACGGAATTCATCGAGTATTGGTTTCAATGCAATCATAGCTTCAGTCAGTGGAGTATTACTCAACGATTCACTTGCAGGACGTTGGAAACTACGTTGAGAATATGCATCAACACCATACCCATACGAATTCATCAGGCAACAAAGATTCTTAACTGCTTTCTGAAATGCAGCATTACCCATTTGCGAATTGATTGCTTCACGTAGATAAACTGTACTGCATTCCAAATCACCATCTTTTTTATTGAAGGTATTATGCATATCATCAAATGATGTTGCACCATCTTTTGAAAGTTGTTTTTCCCAATCTTTAAATTCATTCGGATAATCGATTTGTCGAACTACCATAGCATTACCAAAACCATATACTTTGAATGGTATGTTCACTTTGCGGCAGAACATTGCAAGAATCAAAATCTGTTCAATCGATGATGCCATGTTCAATGACATCGAACCTGATTTGTCAAGCAACAAAACCAGACCATGCGATTTACCTTTCGGTATCTTCATCATCTTACGGAAAATGTTATCATCAATCTGATACTTGTATATCTTACTAATGTCAACGTCACCAGTGTTAGACAGTCGTGACTTGGCATACTTAGTTGCTGCCTTACGCATTTCAAATTCTTTAGCAAGTAACGAAATATATCGTTCGTTCTTACGTTTGAAATCAGTATACAGTCTAGTAGCAACCGATTCATAGTCTGCATTCTGTTTTGAGAATTCTTGAGTAAGCAATTCTTGTACACGTTTTACTGGTGTAATAATTTTATTCAGATTTGGTGTAGGCAATTTTGCGTACACATAATCAAGTGCTTTCTCATCAACCAGAGTTATTTCGTTCTGACGGAAGTTCTCATCAGTCTCACACGTTGGTTCACCTGAATATTGATCGAAGTCTGAAGCAGCAGATTGTTTTCTACGATTTAGAAAACTACGGTCACCATCATCTTCACCATCATCACCATCTTCACGTGAGGATGATTTTTCATCGGCATCAGTATCATCTGATTTGTCTTTCTTTTCACCCGATGTTTTACCATCGCTTGAACCCGACTCACCATCTTGTTCATCTTCACTAGGATCATCTTCACCGTATGAATCTGAATCATCACCATCATCACCATAATCACTATCATCAAAACCTTCGTGATTACCATGCTCACTAAGTTTTGACATTTCTTCTTTTGCGAATGCCCACAATTCATTTGTAACACGAACAGTATCATCCCATGTTTCAATTGCTCTGACTTTGTTCAGTAGTGTAGTTTCTTCTGAATTGAAATCAATATCAAGAGTGTAATCTGATTTAGTAAGCAGATTCACTCGATCAATAAATGGGAGAGTATTGAGATTGCGAGAAGCAACGCCAAAGAAATCACGTTGCATCAAGTCATCGAAACCATTTCTAAATGATTTGCGAAGACCTGGGTATCTACGTTTCATACGTTTTTCAATACGTGCATCTTCAACTACGTTTAGAAAACTTTTGTAATTGCTGCCGTTTGCATGAACTGCATCGTGCCAACCATCTTTTGGTGTATCGTGAGCGTGACCAACTTCATGACCTACTAGTAGATCGTGCAAGTCGTTTGACATTTCCTTCATAATAGGAATTATCAATGTGCGTGTTGTGGGATTAAAGGATGCCGTTTTTGCTCTGCGATACTGGACGTTTACATTCTCAGTAGCTAGCAACTTGGCAAGGTTTGATTTTTCGACAATAGTTGTCATTTAGTTATCCTCTATCGATTACTGAATAACCATTGTACCGCTATGCGTGGCACTTGTCAAGTCAAATGTTTCTTCCAAATTTGATAAGTGTTCTTCTGCCAACTCTGCTAGGCAAAATGATACAATATCGACACCATATTTCCGTATTGCATCTTTGATATCATTAACAGAATGATAAAATTCTACTTCTTGCTCTTCTGAAAACTTTTCTAATGCTGACATTTTGACAACTCCTTTTGATTACTGAATAACCATTATGCCCGAAAGCTCGGGAGTTGTCAAGTCCTATTTTGTTGCCTTTTTGGTACGAACAAAAGTC